GCAGGTTCGCAGGTATATCCCTTTAGCACCTCTCGCCCCTCATCACGTAATATGAAGCGCCCTAGCGTCATATCATCAATTTCTTTGAACCTAATGATTTCTAAGGTCATTTTTACTCCTTTACCCTTCAAATTCTATCTCTATATTGTAGGCTGACGGCTCTAGCGTATGCGAAACTGATTTCACACTAAATTTGAGATCCTCAAGCCCTGCAGCGCCTTTAAATTTAAGCTGCGCGCCTGCGACGATATTGGCTCCCATACATGAGCACCGCCCGTTGATGCCGCCGCTTTTAAGCTCGTTCAGTTTACTTTGCGCCAGTTTGTAGGCCTCGGCGTCGCTTTTGGGCTCTGGGATTTGCATCTTATAGGTTTGTTTGCCTTTGCCTACCTTGATCTGCTTACGTTTCCCGCTTTCTACGTCCTGCCATTCGCAAGTAACTGATCCGTATGCATTGCGATTTGCCTCGGTGATATTTAAAGACTCGAGTTCGCTTAAGTTTAGCTCGATTTGCGGCAGTCCGCTCTCTGTCTCTGCTCCGTCTGCTTCATCATCTCCGCTTTTTGGCGCAAGGATCAGAGTATCGTTTTTAGTGGCGGCCAGATAGCCTAGTTCTTTACTAAGCGAGTACAAAAACTCCAAATCGCCCACTCCGTCTTGTAGGCGCGATCTGATCGCCATATCCTCTCCGCTCGTCTTGAGGCGCAGGGCGTTTTCGTCCGCAATCTTGCCGGCTATGGCAAAAAGCGTGGTATTTTCCCAGCTGCGGCGCTTTTTAGTCTTGATCTCGCCGGCAAAATCTACGGCGGTCGCACGCACCTCGGTACTTTGCTCTTTAAAATCTCGTTCGCAGGTCTGCACGGCAAATTTACCGCACAGCCACATATTATCGGCACCTTCCTCGCCTTCGCCCGCCCAACCCAAATATAGCTCAAGCTTGTCGCCGAATGTCGGCTTTGCATAGATGCCGTGCACCTTAAAATTGATCTCGTCACTTTTAAAGCCCTCTTTGTCGTCAAAGCCTAGAGAGATCAAATTTCGCCTGAGCGTTTCGGTAATATCCTTTTCATTCGCCAAAAGGCGAAACGATGGTTTTCTTACCATAGAGCTACCTGCTTTTGCGGTATCTTGGCCTCATCGAATTCGGGCAAATTTACGAGCTCGCCCGCTTTTAAAACAATTTCTAGCTTCGGGTTAAGCTCCAGTACCGTTTCGAAATACCTTAGATGGCCGTAATGCTTATAAACGATCTGATCCAATCGTTCGCCATCTTTTGATCTATATATCATAATCTCTCCTCAATGTAAGGCTAAATGTCTGCGTGAAAAATGCCCCGTTTGGAGCAAATACCGATCTATTTTCGCTAATCTTTTCTATCGCAAATCTGCCTAGATATTTACCTAGCCCCGTCACGAGCGGCAGGCTCTGCCGCAGTTCAGCTAATGCATAAAGCGGTTTCAGTGCTTCTTGTCCGTCCTGCGCGAAAGGTAAGGTTTGCCCGTTTAAATTTATGCTTTGGCTGCCGAGTTTTGCACTCAAAAGGGCTTCAAAATTTGCGATGCGCTCCTGCGAGGTAATGCCGAATTCCGTTTCTACTGATATTTCGCTCGTTTGCTTCCACTCAAATTTAAAGCCACCCAAATTTAAGACCATTTTTAACCTCTCACGTCCGTATTTTTAGCATTTCGCTCATTTCGTCTGATAGCCTCTTGCACGTCTTTTGAAATTTGACGTCTAAAGGCTTCCGTATCGATACTCTGCCCGTGAGTATCTATCTTAAAATCGCCGTTAAAAACGACGTTTGTATTGCCCCCGGCGCGACTTGAGCTAAGAGTGCTGAGCGCTTCGCCCATAGGGCGATTCGGAGCTGGGGTGAAATTTCGATCGGCATTAGCATAAGCAGGCGCCATAACCGGCGCACTGCTATCTCCAAAGCCGAAAAATTCCCCTACGCTTTTTACGCTACCAAGTACCCAATCGATCTTTTCGCCTATCCAGCCGAAAAAGTCCGCAAATAGATCCTTCCACCACGCTACCGTCTCATCAAATACGCTACTGAATGCCTCTATCCAGCTATCCAGCCAACTTTTAAAGCTCTCCCATTCCGGTTTGATTTTTTGCCAAAAATTTTGAAAAAAGGCTTTGACTCTATCCCAATTCTCATACAGCCACACCGCCGCCGTAGCAAGTCCTACGACTATGGCACCGATGCCGGTAGTGATTAGGGCTAGCTTCATTATGCGAAAGCCCACAGCCGCTGCGATGCTTGCGCCTCGCAATATAGCCATAGCGGCGGCAGCAGCCTTACTTGCTACGGCGTGAGCAATCAGGGCGGCTTTTTGCGCCACAAGTGCGATGTTTGTGCGAAGCGTAGCGGCGCCAAGCGCCCACATTCCTTTGACCATCAGGGCAATAATATGATAGGCTGTTCTAAACGGTGCAAAAGCAAGCATAAGGCCTGCAAAGCCTATTTTAACGCCGCTGATCGCTACTCCAAGAGCTATGAAGCCGCCTACCGCACCGGTCAGAAGTTTGGCAAGCGTAGGGAATTTTTCGTTAAATTTTCGCAGTGCGTTTCCGAAAGCCGCAAATAATTTCGCTGCGCTATCTACGACGGGTAAAAAAGTTTCGCCGATCTGTGAAGCTAAATTGATCCAGCTTTGATGCAATCTATCTAATGCCGAGGCGGTAGTATTGAGCTTAACTTGCAATTCTTTTTCCATAGAGCCCTTGGCTTCGGCAGAGCGCGCCATAGCGATATTTGCTTTAAGCTCGTCTATGTTCTGCACCAAAGATGCTATCTCATCATTGTAATTACCGCCGACTAAATCGTATAAAATCCCCGCTTGCGCATCTTTAGGCGCAGCCTTGATCCTCTCTAAGAAATCCACCATCGCGGCGGTAGAGTCTTTGTTCAAATTTTCTTTGAGTGTCTTGGCGTCTAGTCCGATCTGTTTGAGAGCCTCGTGGAATTTCTTCGGTTGTTTTTCCGCACTTGCTAATGTCGTAAAAAAATCATTCAGCGAAGTACCTACTACACTCGTAGCCTTGCCCGTACTAAGCAGAGTAGAGGCAAATGCAGCCGTAGTCTTGCCGTCCAGATCTATCATCCTCGCCGTAGCGGCAAGCAAAGAGGTAGCCTCTAAAATTTGATCGGCGTTAGCGTTTTTTACCTTATTATCGAGTAGATTGATAGTATCGAAAAGCTCCTCGATGCCTTGCGTGTTCTTGATACCAAAGCCTACGAACATATTGTTTGTAGCCTTGCCTACATCGTTTGCGCTCATGGCAAAGGCGCTCATTGCGGTAGTGGTGAGCCTGACGTATTTTATAAGCTCCTCGCCGCTTAAATTTGCTTTGCCACCCTCCGAGGCAATAGCCGCTACATCGCTGAAGCTCTTGCCGAAGCTTGCGCTCAGATTTCTAAGCTCGCCTTTAAGCTTTGCCATCTCCTCATCGGTGCCGTCTACATATTTTTTCACGTCGGCAAAGGCCGCCTCGTCGTCTATGGCAAATTTTATCGGCACGGCAAGGCTTGCGGTTTTTGCAAGAGTGCCCGCAAGATTTCCTATTTCATCCGAAATTGTTTGTTTATAGCGAGCTATATCCTTGCTTACGCCCTTTAGCCCGCGCAAATTTTCGCTTATACTTTTTACGCTTACGCCGGCATTTTTTGCACTACGCGCAAGCCCTTTTATCGCGTTATCGGCAGATTTTACGCTAGAAAGTCCTTTTAAAACTAGCCCTATACTTATGCCGAGCGTAGTTTGATTATCCATTTTACCTCCTTTCTTGCTGCAAATTTTAAAATTTATGTTAGAATACAGCTATGAACTATTCAAAATTAGTAGATATCTATAGCTGTTTCATAACGGCTGCCGTGCTTATCTTCAGCGTGATTCTCGGACTAGAGTTCAACCCCATTTTAGTGGTTTTTGTCGTAGTGCCGCTAGTCATGCTATTTTTAAATCCGCTTCACAAGACGCTTAAGCGCCTATTTAGGCTTTGAGCGTTCCGCTTTGCGCTTTTAAAATTTTAATACTTATAGCCACAAATTCACTAAAATCGATCATATCCATATCCAAAATTTCGCTATAGCTAAAATGCAGCACGTAACCTAGCAGCGCGATGTTTTCATTGTCAGGCGCTGCTAAACGTCCAAAAAACCCTGTACCGCCTTTTGTAAAACGTTAAAATCGGCGATATCAAGCTCCTCGATCTGCGCCGGGGTTTTGTTGGCGCAAGCAGCGCAGAGTTTTATGCTTTGCTCGATCTCGGTCTTTTCGGCCGAAACAGCTTTGAAGGTTTTTACGCTCGGCGCAAAAACCTCTACCTCTTCGCCGCAGACCGGCAAATTCACTTTGATATTTCTCATTTTTTACTCTCCTAAATTTGATCTGACTTTTGCCATATAATCCACCCCGCCGATCAAAAGGATCATATTTTCGGCATCTTTTAGAACCATCGGCGTCTTATCGATATTGATATCTACGAAATGAGCTTGAAGCGTGATCGTAACTTCCATCTCGGCGCCGCTTTCAAAGTCTGCAAATTCAATCTTTGTAATATCGCCGGTAAATGCCGCGCTAAACGGCTTCGGCTCGCCTGATGCTTGATAGATCGAGGCGGTGAAAAGAAACGGCACGCGCGAGCTAAAGGCATTCAGACCCATAGCAAGCCATGTGTTTCTATCTGCAATGCGGATCGTAAAGCTTACCTCGGTAGCGGCTAAAATGCCGCTACTATAATTTGCGCTAAGCGCACCTTTGGCCTCTATCGTCTCAAACTCCATAGTAGGGAGCTTAAGAGTTTTCGTAACGCCTAAATAGCCCTGGCCATTTACAAATACATTGCACTCCTGCACTGCTTGAGGGATAATTCTTTTCATGCTTTTCTCCTTGTTTTAAAATTCTCCGTTTCTCTACCTACTGAGCGAATCCATTAATACTTTGCCATAAGAATCGACATAGATAAAATCTAATGTCAATTGCTTAACTATCGGATTGTTCTGCATTCTGACGTCAAGGTAAAATTTCCCTGCCGTAATGTTTGCAAGGGTATTTTTCGCGCTCCAGCTAAGCTCATACCCGAGCAGTACTCTAGCTCCTACGAGAGCCCGCAGTAGCTCATCTACGCTTCTTTTTGCGTGATAGAGTTGATCGGCTTTACGATCTATCGCGAAAAATACCCCCTTTTGGCACGCCTGCGAGATACGATCAAAAATGCGCACCCTAGCAAGATCTTGCCAAATAGTATCTATGTCGCTAGTCTCTCCGCCCCAAGCCCTGAAGCCTTGCTCGCGAATGATCGTGCTGATATGAGCCGCCCTAAGCTCATCTGCCGTGCAGGTCTCTCCCGGCTCGAAGTCTACGTCTATCGCCGTGCCGCTGATACCGCCCATCACTCGGTTAGAATAGCTATCACTGTATCCAAACTCGCTAAGACCGTCTACATAGGCGATCATTCCGGCGATACGAGCAGATTGAGGCGTCATCACGTAGCCGTTCGTTTCATCATCCCAGGTTTTGACGTAAGGGTAGGCAGCGATTAGCCGCGCCGTGCCAAAATCTTTCATCTTAGAGGTAGCCTCATTTGCGGCACTTGCTTTGAGATCGACGATACCGGTGGCTTTGAGCCTTGTGGCCATAGCTTCGAGTGCTGCTTTGATTGCGTCCTCACCGCTATATTCGGGGGCGATTAGCAAATTTGGACGATAGCCAGTGGCGGACTTCGCATTTTTGAAAGCTTCTATCGCAGCCTTGCAAGCAGTAATGTCGTCGCTATCGTCATTATTATCAGTACGGGTAAAAACCGATAAGATAATTTGCGTTTGTACCGCCTGATCTGCTATCGCTTTGAGTGCGCGGTAGATTGAGCCTTGTTTGAAGCTTTCGGATTTGCCCTTTTTCTTCTTATAGATCGTCTCGATCGCATCAATTGCCTTATCGGTCGTCATAAAAAAATGCAGGCCGTTTTGTAACACCTCTTCATATCCTGCGATCCCGATGGGTGTAGTACTTTCTACTTGTATCGGTCGCGCCGCTTCGGCACTGATCGTTACGTTTACTCCAAATTTTGCAGCCATCTTTTCTCCTTTGTTTAAAATTTCGATATCAAATATATGGCGATAAACGCCAAATCCTGCATAGCTCCATAAAACACTTCCTGCCTGCCCCACGCATCGCTTGCCTCAAAGGCTCGAAATCGTAACGTCCATTTTGTGCGGTATCCTAGCTCGCAAGCAAGCGGAAAACCTGCCGCAAGCGCTACGGCAAAAAGCAGCGCACCATAGACGCCCACAAAGAGCAGTGGCACGAATACCGGTAGCCACCAAAGCAGCCCGCGGAGAAATAGGCACGCCCTACAATAGCCGAGCCAGCGCACTTTGGGATCGATGAATTTCCCTACGATCGTTTCAATCAATCTGTTCTCGCTCTCGCTTGTATAGCCGTCGCGACCGACGAGCGCGCCGACCCATACGCCCCAACCTTTGCTTTCGCCTACAAGATAGCCCAGCCCACAGATAATCGCAAGGTAAAAATTCCCAAAAAAGGCAAATATCAAAAGCGCCACTACCAAAGCGTTAAGCTTTGCGAAGTATGTATAACGGCCGCGCAGCCTATTTAGTATCCAAAACATCATCTCTCCTTGTCGGTGAAGAGGACAAACGCCGAGAGAAAAATCAGAAAGTAGCTCATAGTGCCACCTCGATCGTGTCGGCAAACGCTATGGCATCTAGCTCTTTTTTGTTCTTGGCTTTTTCAATCTTGGCTTCATACAGCCACTTCAGACTATGAAGCTTTTGCCCTCCGATCTGAATAGCCTTTTTGATGCGCTTTAGCTCCTCTTGCCCGTTTATCTTTTTCATAGAGTTGTCATACATGCGAAATGCACGAATTTCGAGGTTATCGAAGGTATCTATCATGGCCTCAACGTTGAGGAGATAGCGATAGCCCCCGTTGATGACGCCGAAATCCTTGAGGTTGATCTTGCAGCTATCGCCCATAGAATGTGTCCAAGCGGTAAGCTCCGCCGTCTTTGCTTCGCGGAGCTGCTCAATAGGAGGCTCTGCGTTTAGAATTTTTTGTGCTTGCGCTTCTGTGATGGGAGTTAGCCCGTTAGCAATCTGCTCCTTACTCACGTCATCATCGTAAGCGTATATTTCGTTTTGTGAATTTTTGTAGTATTTCATTTTGTCTCCTTATCTTAGTTCTTGCCAATTATCCAAAAAGTCATTTCCTGGGGAAAATGACTGGTATTTATAAGTGCTTCCGTTAGGGACTATACCTGTTGCAGAGCTCTGCACGGCAGCCCCTCCACCGGTTATACATAATCCCACACCGTCTATGATTAGGTTCGAAGAGCCTCCTGTTAGGCAATGCGATGTGATAGAGACCATTATCGGTCTCCCTGTAGTATTTGTATATGTAACACCTGCCTGTCTTAAGTGCGTTACGGATTGCCAGGTTTGATTTATGCCTAGCACCCCCATTACACTCGCCGCATATGGGACGCCTACTGCCCTTACATAGTTATCATTTTCTGCCGAGCCCACTCTAAAGAGCAGCTCACGGTCGCTGCCAAATAGATTATTTTGATTCGGAGCTTGAAATCTAAAGTGCCCCGCAGTTATGTATCTTCCTGCAAAATCTCCGTTTGAATCTCGCAAGACTAGACTATTCGCCGAACTCTCGTTATTAGGTTTATAGACATCTTTTTGCATAAATTCCTTGGCTGCAACTCCGCCGAGTTTTTCGCTATCTGCGGCGGTTTCGGATTTGCCGAGCTTTTCTTTGATGAGCTTGCCCGTATCGGTAAACTTTTTGTCCACCTCTGTTTTTGAATAGCTATCGTTTACGTCGCGCTTTGTCGCAAGCGCGAGATCCGCGCCGGACTTATTATCCTCGATCTGCTTCTTGAGATAGCTCGTACGGTTCGCAAGCTGCTTTGCCTGCTTATTACTGATGCCGTCTACTCCGCCCACGACGAGATCGACCGTTTCGAGCTGATAGATCCCGTTTTCCCATTTGATCTCTTCTTTTAGATCAGCCATATATACTCCTTTTAATATGTTCCGTAGCTAAATTCGGCGTTATAAGTCGCGTTGCCGTTATATAGCAGCTCGCCTCTGCTATCGACGCTTACGAGCACGCAACGCGCCGGGGCGGCATCTAAGGCGCGCTTTTTTATAGCGTTTGCTCGCTCTTTATTTAAAGGTAGGCTTGCTATTATGCTAAACTCCGCCCAGTGGTTGTTTGAGCCATACCTACGCGCGCCGTCGTATTTTAAGGAGCTATCATATTTTTGGCTCAAATTTCCCTCTATGATCGCAGCGCCGCTATCGACTGCTTGCACGGCCGTTCTGACCGAGTAGAGCGTCCCCTTTAAGCGCTTGATCTCAAAAGCCCTACATATGAGCTCGCGAGCTTTATATTCGCTCAGCCCCTCTATATCTACATCAAAGCTTGCCGCCAGATGGGGCAAGATGCTTGCGGGCGCGGTGTGAGCGAGGATATTGATCGTGCCGATATCCAGTCCGTCTAAACGCACGCCAAAAAGATCGTCAAGCTTCTTGTCAAATTTAGGCTTTCCGATCGGTAGGATACTCATAGATTAGCCTTTGCAAAGCTGAGCTCAAAACTCATCACGATATACTCGTGCTTATCCGCTTTTATATCGGCAGTGGGCGAGCTCAAGCCTACCCGATATACGCCGTTTTGATGAAGGGTGCTATAGATGCGGCTTAGGTTCAAATCCTCGCCTAAAGGCAGGCTTTTTTGCACCGCATCGATAGCGTTTTGGATCTCCGCCTGCAAAAAAAGATCCGTTAATTCCAGATGTGCTTTTATATTTACCGCCCTTTTGGTGGCATTTGCAACGATGACGGTATCGGTTAGCGGGCGCACTTTTTCGTCGTTTAGCGCAGTACGCACCGACTCAAGCACCGCTTCGCTTTCGTCGCTGCTTTTGACATACACTTTTACGATGCCGGGTCCGCCGTTAAGCGCTATGGCTTCTATCACCTTTGCGTTGGCTGTAAGGGCGTGATAGACGTATGCGCTCGCCGCCCCTGCGGTGCTAAATCGCTCTAGACTTAGCGCGGCGCGCTCGCGTAGCCGCTCGTCGTCCTCTACTTCAGCGCCGCCGCCGAAGCTTCCTTCTTGTTTTGCTTGCAATACGAAAGGCAGCGGGGTTTGGATGAGCTCGCATTTGGCCGCACTCTCTTTTACGAATGCATCTAATATGCTGATGCCGGTTATACTCGTTTGCCCCGCCTTGATTTGCAAACTCTCTTTGAGTTTCGCAGTTTGTCCGTCCTGCGATGCGAGCACCAATCCCGCAGGGATCAGCACATCGTAACTAAGCGCGACAGAGAGGGTAAATTTTACGCTCGCTGCCGGTCTTTCGCCCCTTAACCGTTCTATACCGTACATCGCAACGATATTGTCAAGATCAGCCCCCTGCGCGAAAGGTAGCAGCATAGATTTTACGGCACTATTGATACGGGCGCGCAAAAGAAGCTCGCGATATGCGAGCGTCTCAAGCAAGGCTGAAAAGCGATCGCTTTCAAGAAGCGAAATTTCATCGTCATTTATATGCTTTTTAAAAAGCTCTTTAACGGCTTTTAAAATTTCATCGTAGCTCAACTGCTCGATGACATTCGGATAGGGCAAATTTTTAAGAAAGCTCATATCTCTACTCCGATCTCTTTGCCGTTAGTAAGCAAAATTTTAAAGCTTAGCTTGTGATCTTTGAGGCTTATCAATTTAACTTCGTCGATCTGCACCCGCTTTTCCCATCTTTGCACTGCCTCAATGACGAAATAGCTCAAATCGGCGCGAAACTCATCATTGACCCGTCTATCTATCAGCTCAAAAAGGCGGCTGCCATATTCGGGCAGCATTACCCGCGAGCCGATAGGAGTGCTTAGAATATCTTTTATGCTATCTTCTACGCTTATTAAGTATTTACCCATCTTAATCCCTCGCTACTCCGCCGTTGGTATGGCTAGAAAGTGAGCCTCTGCCATCGCTTATATCTCCGCTTGTTTTGAGGCTTCCCGTAATAGTTACGTTTCCGTTGATCTCAAAGCTTCCGCTTCCTCCGCCGCTTCCGCTCGTAGTGATCGATCCTTGAATGAGCGTATTTCCCAAAAGCTTGATATTTCCGCTTTGCACGGTAGTATCATCCGCTTTTACGTTTACGCTTTTTGCGGTCAAGCTTGCGTTTTCGCAGGCGATAGCGATCTGCTTCGGGCTTGAAATTTCAAGGCTGGAGTTAGCCGTATCATACGAAAAGCTTACTCCGTCCTCAAAGCTTGCGTGGATCTTCGTATCGGTCGCGCTCGCTTTGTGAGCGGTCTGGTAGATACCGCGCAGGATTACGCCTGCATTGAGCTCGCCTCGTACCGGCAGCACAAGCACCTGCTCTCCCACGCGGATCGGCGCAAAGCCCGTGGCGAAAGAATTTGCAAAAGGCTGGAATACGGGTAAGAAGTCGGTAACCATATCGCCGATCGCAACCCTTGCGCGATCCCCGCCTACTTCACTGATGATGCCGATCTCGTTTAGGTTATTGCTCATATTGTTCGTCCTCGTCGTCGAATGTAGACTTTTTGCCGAATTTATCGTTTATGATTTTTTCGACCAGTTTTTTAATCCAATCTCCGCCCTGCCATGCAAAAAAACCGCCCACGGCTAGCCCAAATCGTGAACTGCCGGTAAAATAAAGCGTGATCTCTGCTCCTAAATAGCAAAAAAGTATCGCACCGATAAACCCGCTTAAAAAGGCAAGTAGGTATCCGCCTATTGTAGCTCGCGGTTTGCTTAGCGTTTTTACCGCGCTTACGAGGCAGGCTACGGCAATGATAATAAACCAATATGTTCTATTTAACAGGGTTTGTAGATCGTCCATCACTCTTCTTTCGTGCAGTCTTTGGCTATCTCTTCGCATTTTAAAAAATACCTCACAAGCTCTTTATGCGCTTCAAAGCTACCGTTTGCCGCAGGTTTAAGCGGCATTTTAAGATTACAGCGTACAGGCACATAGACTTGCTTTATTTGCGGCTCCTTTACGCTGCAACCAAATAGGCAAAACACGCTAAAAAGCGCTATCAAGAAGTTTTTTATACGCATTGAGTTGTGCCTCGCAACTTTTGTCTTTTATGTAAATTTTTGAAACGCTTTGTATCTTATCCTCGTTGCGGCGGCTTGCGTTCACCTCAAGGGATTTGATCGCGGCGTTTTGCAAGCTTAGGTTTAGCTCGCATTGCCCTAGCTGCGCCTTAAGCTTTACATTTTCGGTGCTTAGCTGCGAAATATCGCTTTTTAAGCTTAAAATTTCGGCTCCGCACAATACCGCTATTACCGCAAAAGCCGCCAGTATAAATTTAATGTTTAGCAAGAAGCCCATTTAATACCTTTCTCGCTCTGTTTGGAGTTTGCTGCGCCCAAAGGCTGCGAAGCCCGTTTGCGATAGCCTTTTCATATTCACCCATGCGAATATGATGAAGCGTCGTAACGAATTTTTGCACCTTTGCAATACCCATCTGATAACACATCTCTATCACTACGTCCTGCACGTTTTGCGGTTTGTCTTGAAGCCAGGCAAAGGCTTCAAATACCCTAGGCTTTAACTTTTTTAATTTCAGCTCTAAAATTTGATCCGCCGCCGCGCGGCCCATCGGCTCTACTTTTCCGCCGTTTAAGGCGAGTTCGTCTTTGCTTAGCGCCGAAACTAAAAAGCCGTAGCCGATAGTCGCAAAGCCGCGGCTATCTTCATATACTCGCTCACAAAAGCCTTCGTTTTCCTTGATGTTTGCGATTAGGCTCATTTTCCACTCCTCTAACTTTTGCGGCAATAAATCTCATTTTTTACCTTTGTTCTTTTTGGCGGCAGCCTCATCCGGCGCAGTCTTTTCCGCCTGCCCCGCCTGCGATTCAGACTCGGCAGGCTGCTGCTCTGTGGCTTCAGACGAGGCCGTATCAATATCTGGTTGCAGCTCTTGCGCCGCTCCTTCCGCTTGAGACTCGTCCGTTTGGGTTTTGTCCAGCTCCAAAGACTCTGCCTGCTCTATCGCGCCCGCGCTTAGATACTCTGCGGCAACCTCTCCCCCTAGCTCTACATATTCACCCTCGCAGATGAAATTTCCGCCCGCGCAGATGTTTTTTAGTGCAAGATATTTCATATCGCATCCTTATGCAGCGGTCGCTAGGCTGACCCACCTTTTGATTACGATCTCATAATCGGTATAAAGATCAAAGACATATTTTAATGCTCGCTCTTCCGCGTCATACCAGCGGTTACGGCGCACATCAAGCCCCATTCCCAGCACGAGATTTTTAAGCGGAGTAGCCATATATACGCCCTTAGGCATTAACGGAGTGATCTCCAAAGGTACGCCTAAAATTTTGTCCGCGCCCCCTTGGATCAAGTGAAGCGGAGAATTTAGCGCGCTTAGCTCTTTGTTGTAAGCCTGTGCGTCGGCGGGGTTGATCAGCACCACGCTTTCGCCCAAGATATCGGAATTGATGGAGCCTACGAGCGCACTTAGTCTATCCGATACCTTATCTGAGCTTGCATAGGTTAGCTTCGTCGTATCGCTAGCGTCTTTAGCGACGGCAATCCAGCCTTTATGCAACTTCTTGAAAGTGCCGTCGTAGGTGTCGCTCTCGCCTATGAAACCAAGCAGGGCAAGATCGTTGCCGAAAGCTTTTGTAAAAGCGTTTAGGGTCTCGGTCTCGAAATTTGGATTATCGGCATTGTCCTCCAGCGCGTCTTGCAAAATCCTAGCAAATAGCTGCACGCCTTTAGCGTCAAGTTTCGCACCTACCTTGCCGAGTGCCGCTCGTTGTGCTTCGGTAGGCTTTTCGCCGCTTGCTACGCGCACCAAGATCCCTTTGGCTACATCCCATGCGTCGAGCTCCTTGGTGAGCCTTCCCATCTTTTCGGTATGGATTTTGCTTAAAAAGCCGTTATTGTTTTTGATCGCATCTACGAAGTTATGTGCCTGTGCCGGCGTTAGCGATCCGCTTAACGTAACGCTTTGCGCATTTATTGAACCTTTTAAAATTTCACTTAGATTATTCATAGTATCCCCTCGCTACCTAAAGTTTTTTGTTTTGAAACGCTCTCGTCTTGAGCAGACTTATTGATCTGCTCCTGCAAAGCTCCAAGCTTCGCGCCTAAATCCTCTAGCGATTTTTCCAAGTTCGCCATCTTTTCGTCGCTCTCCGCCGTTTTGGCCTTGATTAGCTCGGTAATTTCCTCTTTGTTCATTTCCTCTCCTTTTTCGGTTTTATTAGAAACCACCCCTTGCGGGGTCGCTTCGTTCTCGTCCTTCTTGCTAAAAAACTCCCTCAGGCCCTGCCTGACCGCCTCTAACATACCGCCTTCCTTGCCCGTGCCGTCACCCGACTTGATGACTCCGGAGCCGTACATCGATAACCCCGAAAGCTCGCCGCTTTTTACGCGAGCGCGCAGATCTTCGTCCTCAAGCTTGATGCCTACGGCCCAAGCGCCCGTTTCACTGAAAAACGCATCCTTTTCCTTGACTATCCAGCTCTCGCAGATATACGCAGGCGCCGGGCGCAAGTCGTGATTTACGTCGACGCAATAGCTGAGATCGGCTCTTTTCATAAAGTCGTATGCCGCCTTTTTAATCTCGGCGGCATTTGCAAACTCGCCTTGACTATCCACTTCGTCCGGAGCATAAACTATGCCGTATACGATCCCTTCCTCCCCTGCTGAGTCCTTACTGAAACTTACCCGTAAAAGCTCCTCGAAATTTTTATCCTTATAGATGACGGTTTTATTATTCGCCCCTGCGTTTACGAGCGAGATCAGATGAATTTGTAGATCCGTGATCTCTTTTGCCACCTTTGTGCCTCCTTTGTTTTAATTTCTCGCGATGGGTTATTGCCATAAGCTCAAAAAGTTGTGTTATTTTTACAAAAATATGAAAAAATTAAAACCCATATAGGCGCTATACGCGCTATTTAGCTTAACTTTTATAAAATTTTTCTATACAATATCGCTAAAAATTTAAGGTGTAATATGGATAGGATTTTTAAAGCTGCCGCAGAAGCCAGCGCGCAAATAAAAGATGAAACTGTAGGTGCGGACGGTATTATAGAACCGTTTTGCGCTCCGGAACACTTGCTTGGATTATTTTATGCTAATACTTATCACCGTAGAGCGATCCAGTTAAAGGCCTCTTTGCTTTCAAACGTGCAAGACGGCAAAGCATTAGAAGGTATGGCGGGCACGCCTAAGGATTTTTTATACGCCTTCATATTAAATTTAGAGATCTTCGGCAATGCTTATTTAGAGATCGCCGGTCGAAATCTTTATATCTTGCCCTCCGTAGAAGCGCGAGTAAATAAAAACAAAGAGGTTTTTCAAGTAAAAAACGGACGTAAGATCGCGCTAAATGCGAGGCAGTTAGCATATTATTCGCCTATGAGCAGATACTACGGCGAGCCCGATTATTTAGGCGCGCTTTTGGCTATAATGACTAATCAAAAAGCCGATAGCTTCAATAACGCCTTTTTTGAAAACTCAGCTAGAGCCGATACTGCGATCATATTTGAAAACTCCGAACCCGACGAGGCGCAGCTTAATGCTTTTAGAGATTTTTTTGGAGTAAATTTTAAAGGCCATCAGAAGGCCCATAAAACTTTAGTACTTACGGCAAACGGCGAAAACGCTAAGGTTCGCATAGAAGATCTCAGCAAAGTAGAAGATATAAGTTTTGAAAAGCTTAAGAATTTAAATCGAGACGAGATTATTGCCGCTCATGGCGTACCGCCTCGAATGATGGGGATAATAAACGCTTCTCAACTCGGCGGCGGCGGCGAAGTCGCCCAGCAGTTACATAGCTTTAATGAGCTTACTATTATACCTAAGCAGAAACAGATAGAGTGGTTTTTCGATTCTTTGGGTTTCAAGATCAAACTAAATCCGATCGATGTTAGCAGCTTTAAGGACGACGGCGAACTAATGAGTTCTTTGGTTGCTAGCGGTATCTTATCGCTTGCCGAAGCGCGCGGAATTTTAGGATACGACAAATAAAAGCATCTAAGCCACTTAAGGCTTGAGGCGATAAAACATACGGGCAAAAGTTTTGCGGCAAAATTGAAGGCGTTTTGAAGCTTTTTGAAGGGGGTTTTAAATTATGAGTGCAGAGGATAAAAAACATGGATGAAATTTTAAATGAAATCCGCAGATACAATAAGCTTAAAATGATAAGCGATGAAGAGATTATCCCATATATCGAGATGGCAGAATATGAGATAAAAAAATATGATATTAGCGGGCTAAACCTGATTAAGGCCAAAGCCTATATGAGCCTTGCTCTTTTGGGGCAAAAGCTTTGGCTAAAGATCCAACAACGTGCGAACGAATACGACGAAAGCCTGGAGACCTTCAAGGACGTAAAGCAATGGGAGGAGTACTGGATGGATAAATTTTATAAGCTAACGACTAAAAAGAATACTAACGGCTACTTTTATGCCGCGGTTTGAGGGAGTAAAAATGGATCTGGGCGAAAAAATCACTACCGAAAAAGCGCTTATTGCGCTTTGCGAAGAGCTTATTTTAAAACATGAGGACGATTATAAGGTTTTTGTATCCGAAAGATCGGCGCTAAATCTCACGCAATACCGCGCCAATCTTAGCATAATAGTACCTATCGCAAGCGGAGAGGCGGTGCTAAAAGAGCTGATGCGACTGACCCCTCTATTAAGCTTTACGGGCTCTAGCGTAGATGCTACGGATGAGCGCGGCGTGGATATACTAAATTTCACCTTTACCCTAGATTTTTTGGCTACGGCTAGCCTGGACGAGTGATGTATAGCAAAAAGACTCAAGAGCTTATCCTAAATCTTTTGCGCTCGGGTTATGCCGCCTCCGAGCTAGCTAAATCTTACGGAGTGAATGCCGCTACGATCGCGCGCTGGCATAAGAAAGGCACGGAAGAGGGCGGCGCGATGACGATCCGCAATCTAAAAGCTCAAATAGCTGCGCTTAGCAAGGGCAAAAGTAGCGACTCCAAGGCAAAGCAGATCGCTATGCTTACAGCTTCGCTTTCTAGGCTGCAGGGCGCCAAAGTAAAAGAGCAAAAGGTAAAAAACAAGAAAAAACCCATCGCGCTAATGAACGGAGCATATGAAAGCCTAAAAGAGATAGCGCTTAAAAGCGGCGAGCTATTCGATTATCAAAAGGATTTTTTAAACGACGCTTCGCAATTTCGCATCGTATTAAAATCCCGTCAGATAGGTTTTTCCTATGTTTCGAGCCTCGATGCGCTCCTTGGCGCCGTAGCGGGGCGAAATCAACTATTTTTAAGCGCCAGCGAGGAGCAGGCTAGAATTTTAATGAATTATTCGCAAATGTGGGCGAAAAAGCTAGGCGTATCTTTTGCCAAGGATAGCGAATATGAAAAAAGCCTTGATAATGGCGCTACAATCCGCGTTATGGCGCATAATTTCCGCACGGTGCAAGGCTTTACCGGAGATATTTGGATGGATGAGTTTGCCTGGTATCCTAATCAAAAGCGCATCTGGCACGCTTTCGTGCCCTCTATCGGCGCCGTAGCCGGTAGGCTTACTATTCTCTCTACGCCTTTTGAGGAGAATAGCTTTTTTGCCGAGCTATTTGGCGACGAGCTTAAATTTTATATGTTTAGCCGCCACCGCGTAGATATTTACCGGGCTATGGCGGGGGGATTGAAATTTGATCTTGAGACGATGAGGGCATTATTTGATGCCGATACCTGGGCTAGCGCTTATGAGTGTCAATTCGTAGATGATGAAAGCGCGCTTTTAGGTATCGAGCTTATCAAATCCTGCGTGAGCGATTTTACCCCTACATTGCCGCCGAAAAATATACCCGTGTTTTCAGGTTATGACGTAGGACGCACCAAGGACAGAAGCGTGCATATGGGGGTTTATGATGCCGGGGAGGGCGTTAAAAGGCTCTGCCTTTACGATGTGATAGCAAAAGCAAGCTTTGAGGCGCAAGAAAATCTATTAACGGATTTTTTGAGACTAAATTTACTGGCTTGCCTTAAGATCGATAAAACCGGCATCGGTATGCCGGTAGCAGAGCGGCTTAAATCGCGCTTTAGCTCTCGCGTGAGCGGAGTATATTTTACCGCTAGCGTCAAGGAGGCTTTGGCTCTGAATTTAAAGAAGCACTTCGAGGACAAAAGCATATCTATCCCTAACGATCCTTTGCTTATCGCAGACCTGCACGCTATAAAGCGTAAAGCGGGGCAAAAGAGCTTTTTATACGATAGCGATCGAAACGAGCACGGCCATGCCGATAGGTTTTGGGCGTTGGCTTTAGCGCTTAGCTACTTTGAAAAGGTACGCGAGAGGAGGAATAAAGCGTATATAATTTAAAATTTCAGGCACCGTAAACATAAAGCTAGCTACCCGAGATAAGTAAGTTATCTTGCGGATGTTCTTTTGTGTATAGTTTGTAGCTGTTGCCGAATGGTTTTCTTATGATATCTCCGTATTCTGCCGCATAATAGAGTACGTATCGCATATCCTCAACAGAATAAGCTCCGTCAGGACTTACGTCGTTGTATATCGTTGATTGTTTTATGCCTTGACTTTTAGAAACTATCTTTTGTACCTTTGACAATATATCTATATACATCGGATCGCGCTTTACGAAAAACATACCTATCTTTTTTACGGCATCGCTTTGTGGCGTGCTAGCAAATTTATAGGCTAACTGGCTTATCAACATTCTTAACTCATCGAAGTTACCTATTTTAAAAAGTTCGATCATTTCATCAGTCGTTCCGACCGGATACTCGTCCGAGTCGATTACCTCCGCCTCTAAAACTTGCGGTGGAGCTTTAAAATTTTCATCAAACAGTTCTTTATATTTCCCGCGTATTGCATCTTGATCTGCGGCTAAATCTCCCAACCCTTTTTCTAAATGCTCTTTTGCCATATCAAAATACTTGTCCTTGGCTTTTTGCGATTTTAATGTTTGGTATTTTTCATAATAGGCCTGTGCCACATTGATATATTTAGCCGTGTATGCTCTTCTTAAAAGGTCTTTATATTTATTTTCTATAGCTTTGGCAAAATAGCTATCATATTTTATAATTTTTTTAAATTTATCTTCGGCTACACCGATTCTGCTTTCTATCGTATCTAGTTTTTTACTATTTATGGCTATATGAAGGCTTTGATATACGATATCGGCACATCTATTGGCACAGATGTCGGTACTATAGATCGTCTGTTCATCGCCCGGGTCTATGATCTCTATCTCGTCCACTAACTCTTCCGGTTCTTGTTCATACGCCGTAATTTCTATGGGTCTATTTTGCAACTCCTGCCGTTTTGTTTGAAACCTTAATTCTTGTTTTTTATCTTTTACAATGGCATCAATTGCCTTTTTATCAAGCATTTTTGAGTTAAATGCGTGTAAAATTTCGATTATTTTTTCTTGAGAACATCCAGCCGCTCTAAGCTCAAGTATAATACTCATCTCGTCCAATGTGGGCTCGTAGCCTAAAATTTTGCTCCATTTTTTCTTATTAACAATTGAAATTAGCAGAAGAATCGCGAACAATCCTAATAAAATGATAAAAATTTGAAACACCAGCGCACCTTTAAATCTTTCTTTAAATTATAAATCGTTTAAAGTCTGATGTCAAATTCAACAATATATGAGAGTATGCAATTTTAAATTTTTATCGCGTTTTACGGCGCTGCTTTTTATAAGCTCGCCTTTATCTCTGCTACCAACTCGTGCCCGATGTCTTTCGTAAGCATCGCGGTAGCCCTTCGCAATCCTCTTATTTTATAGCCCTCCCAGGCCTTTAAAAGATAGGGGTTCGGCTTTTGTCCTTTGATCGATTTTCTGTATCCATACGGTGTCTTGAGCGCGCGAGCTTTTTTAGGTGTTATCTTGCGTTTTTTGGCTCCGTAGAGCCCCGTGCCCTCATGGACGAACTTAGCATAACCCACCCCTGCAGTATTGCCTATCGTTACGCTTCTTGCATCTACCCTTATTACCTTTATATTTCGCTTCAGCGCACCCGTTTTAATGGGCGCGGTATGCTCTTTAGCTACATTCACGGTCTCCGCACCCACGCGGTAGATGAAATTTCGTAAAGCTTTATCTAAATTTTTCATTTAGCCGAATACTCCTTTATGTATTTAAGCGCATCTACAAACGAACCCTTAAAAATCTCTTTAAATTTATTATGAATTAGTACTTTGAAGTTGCAAACTTCCCTCATCATCTCGTCATTTTGCGCTATTTTTATTACTTCGTCCGAGATAGATATATCGAAAAAGCCCATAATTAAGCCGCCTTTTACGCAAAGCGCGGCAAAGGGATATCCGTCCGCAAGCTTTTTATCGTAATCCTCTCCCGCCCAAAGGTTATAATCTTTTTGATATACGCCCCATTCGGGCTCATCGATGTAAAGAATAAAATCTCTCATTTATGCCACCACCTTTTAATGATCTCTTGCTTCGATGTTAGGCTTTTTTCCTTAAAATACGTCTGCGCGCCTTTGCTTGGCTTGTATGCCGTTACTATTCTATTACCGTCAAATACCATAAAATAGCCATTGCTGCTTACGGCATTGCTTAAGTTTTCCTCATCCTTTTTAGGGGCTATAGCAATTATCGAATTTAACGCTTTTATTATATCGCTTTTTAGCTTTTCGTTTCGTTTTAATCTATTTTTTAACCCGTGCTCGCCATTCGCCGCTTTTAGATCTAGCACGCGCTCCACGCCTATTTTATCGATATGCCTAATTATCTCATCATTGCTTAGCGGCTGCGTGTTTCGCATCATCACTCCATCTTCTTCCTCTTCATCCACCCACACGGGCGTTACCTCCGTGCGGCAACGGAAGTGATACGGAGGCAGACCGAAGTTTTTAGGCAAGCTCTTACCTAAAAAGGCCTGATCCCGCCACGCGGCGGCGGCTTTTTTATCGGCTAAACTATGAGCATTTAAAATTTTATCCGCCTGCGCGCTTAGATGCTCGGCGGGTATTATACGCCCATGCATGCTGCGGCAAATTTTTGTAGTACGATCGTCCAAGATCGCAAGCACCTTGTAAAATTGCACGCCGTATTTGCTTCCTTGCGTCACGGCGGCTACGTTTTGTGCCTGAAGTGCGATATGATCGGCTACTCCTTTAAAATAGCTCTCATCTGCGTTTATAATGGAGCCGAACTCCTCTTTCAGTGCGGAGCCTACCTCCTCGTTTGCAATCTCTGCTTTAAAAACCCGCTCGATAATATCTTTTAGCCTATTCTGCAGCCTTTCGTTGTATTCTTTGCCCATCCAATAAAATCCCTTGCGCATAGCCTCGATCGCTTCGGCATCGACGGTGTCAAAGCTAAATTTAACGGCCTCTTTAATGTGCCCCGCAGCCGCTACGGCAAGCTTTTTGCTCACCTTTTGCGCAAGGATGATATATATGCTTTCTAAATCTTGTGGGCTAACCTCGATATTTGCACTTGCAGCTTTATCTAAGAGTAGCTTTTTTAACGTAGGCGCGTCCGTTTCTTGCGTGCTAAGAGCTACGATTTCATCTAAGATCTGCTCCAGCCTCTGTCTTTGCGTCTGTGAGTAGTTTTGCAACAAGGCTTCTACCTCGCCCTTTGCTTTTAAAATTTTAAATCTTATTAAGGATCTAGCTAAATTTCTCATTTTTTACCTTTTAAATTCACCAAATTTAGGCGGATTTTAAACCTTTTATGCCTTTTTATCTATCTCATCAATATACTCTACGTAACCCGCCATATCTTTATCTTTAAGCGGTTTTTCTTCAGTAATCCAGGTATAGCCGCATTTTTCGCAGCGGCGCATACGGATATTTTTTAGCCCCTTTATGGTTTTTAGCACGGCGGTTTTTTCGTGTGCGCACTTCGGGCAAAACACTATCTAGCCTCCCTCATTTTCCTAAGAGCGGCAATAACCCAGGATGCTTGCTTTTTACTTAGCTTTGACACATCGGTGCAAGGCTGCTTAATGATGCGCCCTACAAAGGCTAGCAGTGCAGTTTCGCTTACGTTTACCGCTACTCTTTGCCATATGTTTCTTATAGCAAACACTTGTGGGGCGGTCGCTGCGTCCTCAAATCTGCGAGGAGCGGCCTTGCCGTCCATTACCGCTAGCACATTTGCGAGCTCTTTTACGTTTAGCTCGGCGCAGCTGCCCACACCCCAGCTTTGCAAAAATACATCCCACGCCCCTTCTTGCACAGCGTGCTTATGAAACGGGTGCAGATGGATCATTGCTAGAAGCTTTTTGCGATAGATCTCTTGAGATTTGGTCATCGCTTGTCCTTTAGCTTTTTAGTAACACAAGCGCTACTATCGCCGTGATGCTAAGCGCGATAAATATCGTGCTTGCGAATATTAAAAAGAGCTGCATTATTTTTGCTCCCATTTTCTGCCCTGATAGATATTGCCAAGAACTTCAAACCCGCCTGAGGCATTTTTACATCCTTTCGTAATCGGAATATCAGGCGCGAATTTCGATAATTCACGCATATAAAATCCGCAATCAAAGCAAATTTCATAAATAAACAGATCCCATCTAACGATGTATCCAGTATAAATTTCTACGCCGTTTTTGTCTTTAAAACCGGCGAATTGCAATAGTTCAATATCTTTGAAACTCGCCTCAAAACCCTCGCTAGTTTCTTCATCCCAAAGTGAAACTTCTTCGTTTACGAAGTCTATGCTGAGCACCTCATAGATCCGTCCATCAATTTTAAAAAATACCTTAAATTTTAGTTCTTTCATCATAATCCCTTCCTCCAAAGCTCACGCTCGGCGAATTTTCTACTGATCCCAGCGCATCTTGCAAGCTTGCTTATGTTGAGCTTGCCGTTTTTAAAACGATAGAAACTCAGATCGTAGCCGATAGCGCTATGTAGCCGCTCAAACGCTGCTATGTGCTTTTTGCGAGCTAAATTTGCTATATGCACACGCTGCTTGTTTGTCATTTTTAGTCCTTGAATTTAAACTCTTTAACAAGCCTTTAAAGCCGATTAAAAGGCTTGTTAAAGGGCTTAAAGCCCTTTAACAAATGTCTTTAGTTTCGCCCTTCTGACATATCTAGGCAAAAGCCTATTTTTATTATCTCTTGAGCCTTTAAATTTGCTCCAGTATATTTGAAACATGCTCTCTTTTGAAGTTAGCGAGTCGTTTTTCATCTGCTATCCTTTTTAGACATTTGCGCTTTGCAAATTTTCTATCTTAGTCTCTATGCGGAAGTTGTCTTTCACCGTACGCTTTAGCCCAAGTTTAACGAGGCTTGCGTCATCAAGCTCACAGATCGCTTCTTTGTTTATAGTCTCTTCGTAGGATATGCAATCATCAAGCTTATAGCTCTTTAGCGCTTTGATGAGCTTTTCGACCTTTTCTTTGATGCGCGGCAAGCTTACGCTCTTACTTAGTTTGTATCCGATCTTGCCGAAGGTGAAATCCTTACTGCGCTTTTCGGCAAACTCCGCCTTATTGCTTTCACAAAATGCGGTGATTTGAGCTTCGATATATTTCTTTTCGCTGTCTAGCTTCTCAACCCGGGCTTTTTGTGCGTCCTTGATCTCGTTGCACTTTAGCGTTATCTCTCCGTTTATATCGGTCAAAGCCACCTCAAGCTCACACACTCGCTTTAGCGCGTTATCGACGTCTGCGAAGTTTTTGATCTCCATAGTTTTTCTCCTAAAATTTTAAATCTTTTGGCTAGGCCGTAACTCAGCACGTAGCCGTATCGTAGGCAGATCGGAAGGTTGTTTTTATTCTTCTTTACGATCCGCACCGCATGCCCTTTAGTCAAAAAGGCTAAATTTCAGCTCCCTCACGCCGAGCTGCCTTGCAAGCTCTCGCTCGTATGCCATACCTTTGCTATTTTCACTGCCTTCGCAGGCAAAAAAGTAGTAGTAGCTGCATACCGAGAGGAGCTCCTCGCAGTTTTTCATTATGCGATCTCGCTCCAGCTCGCTATACACTCCCAACCATGCAAGCACTGGGCTTATGGGTTCGTAGCCGTTAGCTCGCACGATGGCGCAGGCCTGCTCGGCAAGCTTGCGGGCGTAGTAGTCGCGATCTCGATCATGTTTGCACGGGATACTTGCATACGGCGAGCTTACGAAACAAAGCCTTGCCGTTCGTTTGTCCATCTTTTTCTCTCTCCTTCCTTTTAAATTTAACTTTATCGAGCCCTTGAAAAGGGCTCTGTAAAATCAATTTACGCTAGCTTTAAAAGCTTTCACCCCCTCGCAGCGCTCGCTGATCTTTGATACTATCTTGCTTAACACCTCACGTCTTGAAACCTCCGCCGTATAGCACACTAGCTTTAGTCCGAACTTCTCCTCATCGATACTTACGAAAAGCTCGCATTTAAATTCGCCTCTGATCTCCGTATCGGCCTCATAAACCGGTAATGTAAAAGTGATCGTCTTTGGTATAGAGATGGTCTCTTTCGCCCCCGATTTGATCTCGACGTCTAGGCTAATTTTTGAGCTAGTATTTTTCTGCACGCTGTCGAATTTCTTAACCGCTTGCAGGCTTTCGGCTAGCTCGATTACGTCCATATCGTCGTTTGCCTTGCCGTCTATGTCTGAAATAAACATAAATAAGCTCTTTAACAAAAATACAAACTCGCGCTGACCTAGGGTTTCGCCTACGTTTTTGTTAAATGTGTAGAAAAACGGCGTAACGCCTAAGCCCAAATTTATGCGTTTCTCGCAAAACTCGGCCTTATCCTTTGAATTGAAATCGATGATGCACTTTATGCTTTTATCGTCGAAAAATAGCTTTGAGCTAGGCTCTTTATATTCATTGACTAGATCAACGAAGCTATCTACATCTAAAGCATTTATGGTGTAGCTATTTCTTAACGGCTCTTTGAGTAGCTTCTGGTCAATATCGTAGCTTTTGTGAACTATTATCGCTCTTTTAGCCTCATCCACCGAAACGCTCGGCACCACATATTTGTTCTTTTCCTCTTGCATTGTTTATCCTTTCTTCAAATTTACATTTTCATTACGAGCTGGTTAGGCGCATTTCGCACCGGAAGTAGCTCGTTTGAGACATAAAATCTAGCTTTTACGGGCTCTTTTGGAAGGCTTGCGCTAGTAGTTCCAAAAACCAGCACCTCACCCTCGGAATTGGGATCGGATTTCACACTTATCTTTATCGTTACCCCGGCTGTTTTCCCCGTGATCTGCACCGCTCTTATGGCTTCTTTTAAATTTTCTGCGGCTGCGCCTAAAAGCGCTCCTGCACCTAAGCTTCGCAAGGCGTCAACTAAGACATCTATATCGCTATTTACTATCGTCATTTCTTCGACCTTTCTTTTGATTTTTCAGGGCTTTACCCACCTTGAGCTATTGATATAACTCCTCTGCCGCACTTTGAGCTCATTAAGCGCTTAATGGAGTTTTTAAATTTAAAAACTCCATTAAAAGCTTTGGGCGTTATTAAGGCTCTTTTAAATGCCTTAAAATCTTTTCTATATAAGGATCTGCCGCCATCGTCTCATCGGCGCAAATATGGAGCCTACCAAAGCTCGCAATTTCCGCACAAGGCTTTTTAGATCCGTAGCAAAAGCTCACATAAAACGCCCAACCCTTTACAAGCTGCCCGCCCTTTATTTCATCGCGACGCACCGAGCGAAGACCTACGCTTACCATATCAGGCACGGCTGCACTCATCTTTGCGTGTAATTCGCGCAGAGCCGCGGCGCTATAATCCTGCGCGCTTAGGTTTATCAAATCCTTTAGCTTC